AAACGTATCACCAGTTGTTTCTAGTGGCGTTGCTTTCATAGATTTTGCAGATATATCTTTTACTGGAGTTACTTTAACTGCAGCAGGATGTTTGATTTATAATACATCATCATCTAACAAAGCAGTAATGGTATTAGATTTTGGTGGAGATAAGAGTGCAACATCGGGAACTTTTACAATTCAATTCCCAGCAGATACATCATCAGCAGCTATTTTAAGAATCTCTGGCTAATAGGAGTAACCTATGGCCAATGATGCTTGGGGTCAGCTCACCTGGGGTGCTGGATTTTGGAATGCACAAAATAATAATTCTGTTTCTTTAACAGGAATAGGTTTAACTGCATCTCAATCTTCTGTTACTTTATCTCTTGGATATATCGTACAACCAACTGGACAATTATTAACTACTGTTCAAGGAATTGTAGATCCTTCACCTGATGCATTTTTATCTGGAACTCAATTAAATTTAAATTTAAATTCAGTAACACCTATAACAGATGTAACATTTTCAGTTACAGGAACATTATTATCTATATCACAAGGAACACTTCCAGCATATGTTCCAGATAGAGGTTGGGGAACATCTACATGGGGAACAGTTCCGTGGGGTGGACAACCTAATGTTGATGTTAGTGTTAATGGTCAATTATTAACTACTGTTCAAGGAGTTGTAGATCCTTCGCCAGATGCATTTGTTTCTGGTACTCAATTAAATGCATTAATTGGTAATATAACATCAATTATAGATGTTAATGTAAATTTAACAGGACAATTATTAAATACATCTTTATCTTCTGTAACTATTTTAACTGATCAAAATATTAATGTTACAGGTCAATTATTAACTACAGTTCAAGGAGTTGTAGATGCTTCACCAGATGCATTTGTTTCAGGAACTCAATTAAATTTATCAATTAATAGTGTTACTCCTATTATAACAATTGATATTCTTGTTACAGGACAACAATTAAATGCGTCATTAAATTCTGTAACAGTTTTAACAGATTCTAATATAAATGTTACTGGAAAACAATTAACTGCAGCATTAAATTCTGTAACAGCATTTACTGATGTAACTGTAAATTTAACAGGTCAACCATTAACTATTATAGAAGGAACTGTAGATCCTGATCCTGACGCATTTGTTTCAGGAATTCAACTTAATTTAACATTAAATTCTGTAAATGCAGAAGCTCTTACACCTGTTGATGTTACTGGATTTGCCTTAACTATTGCTCAAAATAGTGTAACAACTCAAGGAAACGCTAATGTGAATGTTACAGGAAATACCTTGACTGTGGCTATAAATAGTATAAATAATCAAATTTGGACTGAAGTTAATACCGGAACTGATGCAACTTGGACAGAGATTGACACAGCCGCTTAGATTTTATAAATAATATAAGGAATTAAAATATGGCATCAAGTTATTCAACAGACCTCAAACTAGAACTCCAAGTTACAGGAGAAAATGCTGGTACATGGGGAGATATCACAAATACAAACTTAGTTATTCTTCAACAAGCAATAGCTGGTTATCAATCAGTTGCAGTAAACGCAACAACAGGTTTAACACTTACATTTACAAATGGAGCCATATCCGATGGTAAAAATGCTGTTCTTCAACTTACAGGAACTCCTACAACAAATATTAATATTAACGTTCCAGATGGAATTGAAAAAACTTACATCGTAGATAATCAAATAGTTCATGGAACAAACACTGTTACTTTTAAAACAACTTCTGGAACAGGAATTAAATTAGCACAAGGAAATAAATATACTTTATATTCTGACGCAACAAATATTAACCTTGCTCAAATGACCCAAGTTTGGAGAGCTGTAACAACAACTGCAACTGTTCAACCTGGTTCTGCAATACTTGCAGATACTGGATCAGGAGCATGGACATTAACTTTACCTGCATCTCCTGTTGCAGGTGATATTGTATCTGTTGTTGATGCAAAATATACTTTTGATACCAATAATTTGACTATTGGACAAAATGGATCTAATATAGCTAATAACAATGGTAACCTTGTAGTTAATACAGAAGGTGCTGCATTTACTTTAATATATACAGGTGATGCAACAGTTGGATGGACTTATAGGGAGAAATAAAATATGGCAAATGTAAATTACGCGCAATCAAAATATAATTACGACGGTGCATATTTAACAGGAATTCAAGGTACTGCTACTGGAACTATTGTTCCATGGAGCACTTCAACTGCACCAACTGGATTTTTAAAATGTGATGGTTCTGCTGTATCAAGAACAACTTATGCAGCTTTGTTTGCAGTTATTTCAACTACTTATGGTGTTGGAGATGGTTCTACAACTTTTAATTTACCAGATTTACAAGATAGAACAGTTGTTGCAGCAAGCGTTGCTAATTCAAAATCTTTAGCTCAAACAGGCGGAGCAAATACAGTAACTCCTACTGGAAATATTGGTGGATCTGTAGCAGCTACTACTTTAGCAACTACACAAATACCAGCTCATACACATACCCCTGGTGGTGGAGGTGGTGGAGGTGCAGAATCAGGTGGTGGAGGTGCTTTTAGTTTTGGAGGAAACGCTGCTGGAGGTTCTACTGGTGGTGGACAATCACATACTCATAATTTATCAGCTAATTTTGTAGGAACGGCAAATTCAGTTCTTCAACCTTATTTAGTATTAATTTATATTATAAAAACTTAAGGAGATATTTATGCATTTAACAGTAATACCAGGTGATCAAGCTATTTATTTTGAAACTATAGATTGCCAACATCCTAACAGACGTTGTCATATTATTAATAATGATTCAGAGTTTTGGAATTCTATAGATAAAGATATTCATGCTATTCAATATCATTCAGACGGTCAGAAAGAAATTGAATATAAAGTATCTTCAGGTAAAGGTAATGTTTCAATTACCGATGTATCTAGTTTACAAAAATATATTGATAGATTCAATTTAACTGAACAAACTTATCAAGCTCAAATTGCTTGGGATAAAAACAATGTTCAAGGTGAAACTCCAGAACAAAAGATAGAAAGACTAGGACAGAGACCTTAGTTATCTATAACTAATCCAAGAAGTAAGAATATATTTTTCTCCATTTAATGGAGGATTACCTCTATGTACATATGGAAACCCTGCTGGCCATATAACAATTCTACCTTTAACTGGTTTTACTCTTTGAGATTGATATAGAAATTCTGTTTCTCCACCTTCTTCAACGGTATTTAAATATATGGAATAGACAAGAACTCTAGGTAAAGTATCTCTTCTATTTCCATGTTCAATATGCCAAACATGATAACCTTGAGCAGGTATAGTTTTTTGAATTTTAACATGATCTGTAATAATATCTTCAGCAGTATATTTTTTAACATTTGTTTCCGTATAATAATGTCTTAAAGCAATATCAAAATTAACCATTAATAGTTTTAATTTATTAACATTAAATTCTTGATCAGTTAAAGTTTCAGGATCACAAAATAATTGTTTATCATTTTTAAAATCTTGAGTTGCTCCTTCTGAAGAAAATCTTGAAAATACTTTATTAAATTCTTGGTATTTATTAAATAATTCTATAGCTTCATCACAAGCTTGATCTGGAATATATCCATCATAAATACCTATAAAGTCTTTAATTTGAACTTTTTTCTCTTGCATCTATTTCTTCCTTAATTAATTTATTTTTTTTCCAATTGGTACCTTCTATAATATTGGTTACCAAACAATATCTTGTTTTAATATCTGTTTCAACCTTACTAACACCATGTAATATATGAGGTGGAAATATATAATAGGCTCCTCTTTTAGGTTGAATAGTAATTTTAAGTTCCGGAAGTATTAATGGAGTTCCTTCTGTTAAATATAAAATTAAATGATAATCTTTGTGGGTATGCATTGCTACACTATCTCCTTTTTTAATTTCATTTCCCCAAGAATCAAAAGATATATTTTTATTATACCAATTATTTTTATTAAAAAATGGATTTGAATTTTGATGTTTTTGGACTACATAATTTATAAATCTTAAAAACTCTGGTTTATCATTAAAAAATCCCCATGGAGTTTTACCACCATAAACATTAGTAATTTCAGATTTATCTAGATTTTGAGAAATCATAATACACATATTGTGCATATCTACTACATTGTCATAAACACCATGAGATATTTGAATAGTTCTTGGATATGTAACAATTAAATTATGTGAATAATTTTCTTCTTGTTTTATTTCATCAAGTATAATCATTTATATAAAAAATTATAATTAAATATTTTTTTTCTTTCGTTTATTCTTATTATTTAATAATGACCATTATTTATTCCATAAAATTTGTAGTGTAAACATTTTTTACATTTACCACAAAATTTTTCTTTTCCAAAACATGATCTTACTAATTTTTGTAAATCATTTTCTAAATATTGAAAAGCATGTAATTTACTTACAAAAGTATCCATTTCTTTTCCTCCATAATCTCTTGAAGGTATATGAATTTTTATATCTTTTTTTAATAATTGATTTGGCCAAAAATTTAAAAATGGATCTATATAAGATTTATCATAATATTCTTTTTCAACTCTTTTATTAAATTGAATTGATGTTAAAGAACAATAAGTAAAATGACCAAACCAAACATGTTCTATATTATTAATAGCAGCAATATAACCTGCAAATGAATAACATAAATATTCATCCAATGGTTCAAAACCATCTTGATCTACTTTAAAATCAATAGTTTGAAATTTAAAATATCTATAATTTTTTTTAAAATATTTAATACTTTTTTTAACAATTTTATCTTGTTCAAGATATCTATCTGTAATACCTCCATTAAAATATTTTAATTTTATATATAAAACATGTAGTTCTATATTTGAATTTAATAAAAGCCATTTTAATAAAACAGTACTTTCTACTCCACCAGAAAATAAAACTATTGATTTATCCTTCATTTTTAAAAAATGTATTTTTAAAGAATAAACTAAATATAAAACTTCCTAATATTGCAATTAATGTTCCACTTAATATTATATATGGTTGTTTAATTAAATTTCCATAAACAAAGGTAGGAAGACCAATAATTATTGCTAATAAAATACCATAAAATAAACTATTAGAATTTAATAATTTTGGTTTGATGATTGCTACCATGCTTGGAATCCAAACAGAAGCTCTTAATGTTGCAAAAAATAAATATATATGAAGAATAGTTATTCCAGGTATGAATGAAATAATTATTCCTAAAATTATAATCAATATCATAGACGCTCTTGCAAATAATATATTTGTTTTATCTTCTACATTTGTTTTGTATTTATTTACAATATCGTGACCTGCCATATTAGAAATAGAAGTTAGTTGACTATCTAATACACTTATTGAACATGCAAAAAACATAAACAAGAAAAATATACTTGCAAAAGAAGGAAGTGTATTTGCTATCATATATGCAGTAGTCATTTGTTCATTTCCTTTTGGAATTTCTAATCCAGAACCAGCTGCAGCAAATCCAATTAGACACATTCCTAATGGAATAATTGCATAAACTAATGATCCTTGCCAAAAAGTTTTAAATACTTTTTCTTTTGGAACTGAAAATGCTCTTTGGTAAAAAGCATTGTCTCCAAAAAATCCACCCATAGCACCAAGAAATGTAATTAATCCAAAAGTAATAAATACATTCCAAGATTTTTCTGTACCAACTATAGCTAATCCTTTTCCATCTATTCCGGATAATCCTTTTATTATATTTTCTAATCCTCCAGAATAATAAACAACTGCTGGAACAATTAAAAATATTCCAGACCAAACAATAATAATTTTAAATATTTCAGTTATAACAGATGCTTTTAAACCACCTTTAAAACTATATATTAATGCTATACTTGCTATAATTAATACTGCTAAATAAAAATTAAAACCTGTTAATAATTGAATTATTTTTCCGCCAGCTAAAAGATTTAATGAACATATACTTATAGCTAAAAGGCACATTTCAAACACATATAGAAATTGTACTTTTACTCCATATGTTTCTTTTATATAACTACTAAAAGTAAATCCATTTGGAAATTTATTTCTTAATTTTTGAGCAAATAATCCAAACAACCAATAAACACCAACTGCTCCAATTACAAACCAAAAGAATCCAACTAGACCATTAACATAAGCTTGTTGTACACTTACAAATAATCCAGTAGCATATAACCATGCAGCAGCAACTGAAAATCTTCCTTGTGGTACGCTTATATCTCTATTTGATAATAAAAAACCAATTTTAGTTTTAGAATATCCTCTTGAAAAATAAGATGTTAAAAAATAAACTATTGTTCCATATATAAGCAATATTAATAATCCTATATATTCATTAAAGAGTGGGAGTGTTTTCATATTATTTCTTTATTTTAAAATTTCGCGTTGTACAGTAGCAAAAAGGCGTATATAAGTCAAATTATGCCCCTACAAAAAATACAATTTAAACCTGGATTTAATAAACAACAAACTGCAACCGGAGCTGAAGGACAGTGGATTGAAGGTGATAATATTAGGTTTCGTTATGGTGAACCACAAAAAATAGGTGGTTGGCAACAACTTGTATCTACAACATTAGCAGGTCCTGCTAGAGAACAATTAACTTGGACTGCATTAGATGGTAAAAAATATGCAGCTATTGGAACTTCTAAAATACTTGTTGTTTATTACGAACAACAATTTTATGATATAACTCCAGTACAAACAGCAGTAACCGGATGTACTTATACATCTACAACAGGATCTACAACAGTTACTATTACTAAAACAAATCATGGATTAAAAACTGGAGATTATATAATATTTTCTGCAGCAACAACTCCAGGATCACCAACCACAAGTTACACTTCAGGTAGTTTTACAACAAATACATTTGAAGTTTTATCTGTACCTACTTCATCTACTTTTACACTTACAATGCCAACAACGGAAACAGGAACAGGTGTTTCAACCGGTGGAAGTTTATCTTTTCAAGCATATGAAATAATTGGACCTATAACACAAACTCCAGCTTATGGTTGGGGAACAGGATATTTTGGAGGATCTATACCAACATCTATTACAACAACTTTAAATGGTGGAATTAATAATTCTGTTACAACTATTACTGTTACATCTACTTCTAGTTTTCCAACATCTGGAACAATTGATATTGATACAGAATTAATTACATATTCTGGTAAAAATGCTACTCAATTTACAGGTTGTGTTAGGGGTACTAATGGTACAACTGCTGCATCTCATTCAACAGGTGCAACAGTTACTAATGCTACAAATTGGGTTGGTTGGGGACAACAATCTAATACTACATCTACAACATTAGCTCCTGGCTCCTGGTCACTCGATAATTACGGCCAGATTCTAATTGCAACTATTAAAAATGGTAAAACATTTTCATGGGATCCATCTGCAGTTGGCGCATTAACGACTCGAGCAACAATAGTTTCTAATGCTCCAACAAAATCTGTTATGACGTTAGTATCTGATAGAGATAGACATTTATTTGCACTTGGAACTGAAACAACGATTGGAGATACTACCACCTTTGATCCAATGTTTATAAGATTTTCAAATCAAGAAGATATTAATAGTTGGAATCCAAAAGTGACTAATACGGCAGGAACTTTTAGACTAGATACGGGAAACGAGATTATAGGAGCTGTACAAGGTAAAGATTATATTTTAGTTTTAACGGATCAAGCGGCCTATGTTATTCAGTTTGTTGGTCCTCCATTTACATTTTCTGTAAGACAAGTTGGAACCAATTGTGGATGTATTGGCCAACATGCATTGGTTTATGCAGAAGGTGCTGTGTTTTGGATGGGATTTGGTGGAGGATTTTTTGCATTTGATGGAACAGTTAAACAAATACCATCTTTAGTTGAAGACTATGTATTTACAACAACAGGAGATAATTTAGGAATTAATTATAATGCAAGCCAATTAGTTTATGCATATCATAATTCGTTATTTAATGAGGTAGGTTGGTACTATCCTCAAGCAACTTCAAATCAAATAGATAGAAATGTGGTATATAATTTTACGGAAAATACTTGGGCAACAGGAACATTATCTAGAACAACTTATGAAGATTCCATTACTTATACATTGCCTTACGCAACACAGTTTACAACAAATACAACTCCAACATTCCCAACTATTAATGGTGTAACAAATGCTTATGGTGCAACTAAATATTGGGCACATGAAACAGGTGTAAATGAAGTAGCTTATAATGGAACCACAACAGCTATTGCGGCATACGTTAAATCAGGAGACTATGACATATCTGAACAAGGATTAGCTGGGGATGGTCAATTAATTATGCGTGTTAAACGATTTATTCCAGATTTCAAAAGTTTGGAAGGTAATGCAAAAATAACTTTATACTTTAGAGATTATCCTGCGAACAATGAATCTACCCCTTCTACAACTCCACCTTTAATTACTGGACCCTTTACAATTACATCTTCAACTAGTAAAGTAGATACCAGAGTGAGGGGAAGACAAGTAAGTTTAAAAATAGAAAATGATGCAATAGATGAAACTTGGAGATATGGAACTTTAAGATTAGACATTGAAGCAGGAGGAAGAAGATAATGGCAAAAATAACAGCAAATATACCAGAACCATCTGATAACTATGATGTTAATAATCAAAGACAAATTGTGCAATCTCTTACTACAATTAAAGATCAATTAAATTTTAGTTTTCAAAAAGAATTAAAAGATGAACTAGAAGCATTTAGTTGGTTTATATTTAGTGGACCTAGAAATTAATGACTATATTTTATAAAAACCAAGGTTATGATTTAACCACAAGTAATTTAACAACCGTGTTAAATATTAATACTTCTACCGTTGCAATTATAAAAGAAATATCAGTTGCAAATGATCATACTAATACAGTTGAAGTAAATTATTATTTTACAGATTCTTCTACATCAACCACTTATAAATTTTATCATACTAAAGTTGCAGCGAATTCTAATGATAATGCAATACATAATGCTTTAGTATTAGAAGAGGGAGATTATTTAGAATTTCAAGCAGCAGATGCTAATTTTATATCCGGTCAAATTTCATATGCATTACTAACAAGGTCAGGTGAAAATGGGTGAAGTAATTAAAATAGAATGTAAAACAAAAGAAATTATTAAAAGTAAAAAGACAGGCAAAACTTACGAAAACATGCAAGAATTTTTAAAAGAAAATACCATGGAAGATTTACAAAAAGATTTAAATGTTATGGTAACTAACAAAGGATTAGATTTAATGAATAAAATATTTAATAATAAATGAATCCAAGAGGTGGTACAGAACTACAGGTAGAATTATTAGAAAGATTTGTAGATAAAGATCTTCTAAATAAAGTGCAGATTACAACATCTGTGCCTGAAAAAATACCATTGCATCCAACAAAACCAAATATACTTTGGCAACAAAATTCATACGATCAAGCTAATTTACATTCTTGGTTTAAAGATAAAGATAATCATAAAAAATATGATTGGTATGTATTTAACTCTCATTGGTGTTATGAAAAATTTAGAATGGCATTTGATATACCAACAGATAAATGTTTAGTTATAAAGAATGCAATAGATAAAATTGAACCAAGGTCATTAGATTATAATAAAGGTGATCCTATTAAATTAGTTTATACTTCAACTCCATGGAGAGGTTTAAGTGTACTTTTAGGTGCTATGCAACTTATTAAAAATAAAAATGTACATTTAGATGTATATTCTTCAACACAAGTTTATGGAGATCAATTTAAAAATGCAAATGATACTACATATCAAGGACTTTATGAACAAGCTAGAGCATTAAAAAATGTAACTTATATTGGATATAAACCTAATGAATATCTTAAAAAAAATTTAAAAAATTATCATATGTTTGTATATCCAAACATATGGGAAGAAACATCTTGTATTGCATTAATAGAATCTATGGCTGCAGGTCTTTATTGTATTACAACTGATTATGGTGCTTTATTTGAAACAGGATCAGAGTTTGTAACTTATTTACCATTTGAAAAAAATTATATTAAACTTGCACATACATTTGCATCTGTGATTGATGCAGCTGCAAACATGCTTGGAGAACAAGCAACTAAAAATCATTTAAAAATGCAAATAGAATTTACAAATAGATTTTATTCATGGGAACTTAGAAAAATATTATGGAACAAATTTTTACAAGGAGTAATCAATGCAAGATCCAAGTAAACCTATTTGGTTTAAAACAGAAACAAACGACTTTACTACAAAGTTAAAAGATCCTGAAGTTAAGATATACGTAGCTACTCCAGTACATAATGAATGTTCAATTCATTACACACAAGCTTTATTAAAATTTCAACAACAATGTATGATGAATGGAATATTGGTTTCTTTTTCATTACTTAAATCATCTTTAGTTACACAAGGAAGAAATTTATGTGTTTCTAATTATTTAAATGATCCAGCAAATTATACACATTTGTTATTTATAGATTCAGATATTGATTTTAAATTTGATACTATTATGAAGATGTTGAGATTTGATAAAGAAGTAATAGCTTGTCCATATCCCATGAAACATATTCATTGGGAGCAAATATGGGAAAGATTAGAACTTGGTAAAATCAAAACAAAAGAAGAGCTAATGAGAGCTGGATTTATTTATCCAATTAAAATGGAAAATTTAATGGATGAAAATAAAAAAGAAATAACTGTTGTAGATGGTTTAATTGAAGTATCTCATGCTCCAACAGGATGTATGCTAATTAAAAGACAAGTATTTGATAAGATGATTAAAGCTTATCCTGATCTTAAAATTGATCAAGATACTATTATAAATGGAAAGACACAAAAAAATCCTAATATGTATAATTTTTTTGATACTATTTTTGTACCTGAATCTAAAAAATATTATGGTGAAGACTTTGGATTTTGTAGAAAATGGTCTTTAATTGGAGGTAAATGTTATTGTTATATAGATGATTACATAACTCATGTTGGTGAGTATCAATATAATGGTAAATTAAAAGATAATCTCGAATTTAAACCCGTTGACGATTCTCAAAAAAACAAGTAAAGTATACGTTTTCAGGACTCTGTGCCTGCCTATAATAATTTATTAATATGACAATAGCGCGAGCACAAATGTATAGACAATTATATCAAATGGGTGGCAGTCCGGTAGGCATAGCAACAATGCCAATGGATTATGGTCAATCTTT